GGCTATGACTGGTTTGCTAACCGCTGAGATCGTTGGCGAATACAGCAATGAGCACGTTGCAGAAATTTCTTATCGGATTGCAGACGCAATGCTGAAAGCGAGGGAGGTATGATTAAAGACCCAAGAATTCCTGACCAACAAGGGTTTATGGCGGTTTCTCCAAACGATCCCAACCCCAAAGGTATGCTGTATTTCACAGAAGGGGCAGCACTTGAGCATAAGGTAAACATGGATGCCTTACGGGAAAAGTATCCAGAAAATTGGAACATTGATTATTGGAAAGAAAAGCCTGAGCCTTGGCAAGTTTTTAAATTAATAATTAGCGAAAGAATTGCATGACACAAGATGAAATCAATCAAATGGTTGAACAAGCTGGTTTTCATGGAATGCCTTCCATTAGGGTGGTTATGGATTCAAAACAACTTGAAGCCTTACTCGAACTAGCAACCACCAAAGAGCGTGAAGCCTGTGCGTTGATATGCGATGAACACGCTGATGACCCTGTTTATTGTGGTAAAGCCATCAGAGCCAGAGGTGAAGCATGAGTGATTACGACATGAAAATTCATAGCAACCCAGACGCACAAGCGTGGGCAAAGTTTTTCATTCATACAAAAGAAAAGGCAGGCTGGCAGATTGAAGATATTGATGAGTCATTGATGCTGGGTTGGTTTTCGAACGCAATGATGGCGATGCACGATTATTTAAAGTCACAGCGTACAGAGCAAGAGCCTTGGTGCATGAAGATGAACGGCTGCACGGCGAAGTGTGAAGACTGCCCCGATGAGCCACCTACACCACAGCGCACAGAGGAACGCAACTTCTGCCAACGATGTGGCAAACGGTTGGGCAAACGATTGGACAACATTGATAGCATTCATACTTGCACACCACCACAGGAGAAGAGCACATGAGCGAAATCAAAACAGAAATTAAAGAAAACGCTGACGGTAGTTTCACAATTACCGATGCACACTCAACCGCAGATATTCTTAGGTGGTTGTTGACGCAAGACAGTAAAGAAATGATTTTGTATTTGTTGGATGAGAACGTGAACAAGGAGAAGAATGGTGCTTGAAAAAATCAAAACATTTTTTGGAAGGGTGCGTGGACAACATGGCAACAAAGAAACTATAATTGTAGAAGGCTTTGCGTGGCGTTGTCGTATTTGTGGTCAAATATTTCTGAACGAAACAATAGCTAAAGAACACAAGGAAAAACATATATGAAGTTCACTGATTTAGAACAACTAATAATGCAAGCATGGACTACAAAAGAAGACTTAGATCTTTTTTTATGGGCTATGATGGATAGACCAATACCTATGACAGAAGATGAACAAGCCAATTTAATTCTTGGCATCACAGCACTACACAACAGTAGGATGCGTCAACTTTTTGATGCCTACTGTAACATTTTAAAGACACATGACATAACTTACAAAGGAGTAGAGTGGGAAATAAATCTTTAACATTTATTAAAACACATCAACCTTGTCACACTTGTGGTAGTTCAGATGGGCTATCAATAAATGATGACATGTCAACCAAGTGCTTTGTATGTAATACATTCACTCCCACCACCATAGCCTCAGAGGAAACATACACAATGCTTGCAGAAGAAACAGAAGTGAAGGACACATCCTTTCTTAAACAATACAGAGAAGGTATGTCAGTGTCTGTCTCTGACAGACGCATCACTAAAGCAACAATGGAAAAGTTTGGTGTTGTTAAGTGTGACAACAATTTATATTTCCCCTATCACGATAAGGACAGTCAGCTTGTAGCTGCAAAAGTTAGAAGCACAAAAGAAAAATCTTTCTCCACTGCTGGTGCGTGGGGTAAGGGTACATTGTTTGGACAACACTTGTTCCCTATTGGTGGGCGCTATCTCACAATAGTGGAAGGGGAGTTTGATGCACTGGCTGCATACCAGATGACAGGATCTAAGTATCCTGTTGTGTCCATACGTAATGGTGCTGGCTCTGCATTGAAAGATTGCAAACAACATTATGAATATATTAACAGCTTTGAAAACATCATAGTATGTTTTGATGGTGATGAGCATGGAGTGAAGGCAGCTAAGGAAGTGGCTGAGCTTTTCGGCAGCAAGTGCAAGGTGTTTAAACCACTTCCTGATTACAAGGATGCATGTGATTGGCTTTCTGAGAGCAAGGAAGCTGCCTTTGTAGATAGGTGGTGGAGGGCTGAACAGTTTGTGCCAGATGGTATTGTCTCTGGCTCCACCTTGTGGGATGAAATGTCTAAGCCTTTGGCTCCAGCAGATTGCTTCTATCCTTGGCAAGGACTCAACGAACTCACCTATGGTATGCGCTTTGGTGAACTTGTCACCATCACTGCTGGTAGTGGTTTGGGTAAGAGCCAAGTGCTTAGAGAAATTGTGTGGCACATTGTGCAGAAGACAGAGGACAACATTGGTCTTATGTTCTTGGAAGAAAGCATTCGTAAGACAGGCTTATCCATCATGTCTCTTGCAGCTAATGTTCCACTACACCTACCTGACCATGAGGTTGGTGAAGAAGAACGCAAGAGAGCCTTTGACAATACATTAGGAACAGGCAGATTGTTTTTGTTCGACCACTTCGGAAGCACATCAACAGATAACATTATCAACCGTGTTCGTTACATGGCAAAAGGACTTAGTTGTAAGTACATATTCCTTGACCACGTATCCATCATTGTGTCTGCACAAGAGAGCGGTGATGAGCGTAAAGCCATTGATGAAATTATGACTAAGCTTCGTATGCTTGTACAAGAAACAAACATAGCTCTCATCATTGTCAGCCATCTTAAACGTCCCTCTGATAAGGGACATGAGGAAGGTGCTGTCACTTCATTAGCACAGCTAAGAGGCAGCGGTTCCATTGCTCAGCTTAGTGATATGGTGGTTGGTCTTGAACGCAATGGTCAAGCAGAAGAAGAACAAGTGCGGAACATGACTAAGGTTCGTGTGCTTAAGAACAGGTTTAGTGGAACAACAGGCCCCGCTGGTAACTTGCTTTACAACAAGCACACTGGTAGGATGTTAGAATTTGTTGAGGAGGAAGGTGAAGCATTATGAAACAAAAACCAATTGTCACTTTTGTTGGTGAGGCTGAGTTTTTTGAACGCATCATCACTGATGAGCAGAAAGAACTGTACAAACAAGACAGCAATGAAATTACGCAAGCTGTAGTATATGGTTTAGACCATCCCATCTTAGGCACGGATAAAATCACTACAAGCATTGTGCTTTATAAGTTTGATGATGGAAGTTTTGAAACACTGAACACAATATACAAGCCACACAATGATCTATCTTGACATAGAAACAAACACAAGCCATGACACTATATGGCTGTGTATCACTATGAAAAATGGTGTGCTTACACACTGGAAAAATCCCGAAGGCTTGCTGGAATACTTAGGTGATGATGAAGTGTGTGGACAAAACATCATTGGCTTTGATGCACCAGTGTTACAGAAAGTGTGGGGCATTGTCATTCAACCAAGCAAGCTAGTGGATACTCTCATCCTATCTAGACTATACAAACCTGACATTGAAATGGTTTGTATTGAGGGACAGAAAGCACCATCCTTACACAGCCTTGAAGCATGGGGCATTCGTTTGGGAGAGCATAAGATTTCTTTCACAGACTTTGATGGTGGGTGGTCTGAAGAGATGGCTAAGTATTGTGAGCAAGATGTATTGCTGCTTAGAAGACTACACATACATCTAACTAAAGCGCTGTTTGATGAGGGCTTCAGTGCTAAGAGCATACAGCTTGAACATGAAGTGGCTCTTGTCTGTAAGCAGATGGAAGAGACAGGCTTTATGCTTGATGAGCGCAAGGCTATGCTGTTACAAGCTGAGCTTAGTGGACGCATGGCTGACATTGAAGCACAGATGCAAGAAGTGTTTAAACCAATTGTGGAACAACGCTGGTCTGATAAGACAGGCAAACAATTGAAAGACAAAACCACCATCTTTAATCCGGGCAGCAGACAACAAATAGCTGAGCGTTTGCAAGGGCTTGGTGTTGTGTTTACAAAGAAGACAGAGAAGGGACATATCATTGTGGATGAGACAGTGCTGGAAGGCATTGATCTACCAGAAGCAAAGCTTGTCTCTGAATACTTGATGCTACAAAAACGTGTAGCACAGATTAGTAGTTGGCTTGAGCTTGTACAACCTGATGGCAGGGTGCATGGCAGAGTGATTACCAATGGTGCAGTGACAGGCAGATGTACACACAGTAGCCCCAACATGGCACAGGTTCCAGCCGTAGGTAATCCCTATGGTGCTGAGTGCAGAGAGATGTGGACAGTGCCTAAAGGGAAGGTGCAGGTGGGTGTGGACTTGAGCGGCATTGAGCTACGTTGCCTAGCCCACTACATGCGTGATCTGGAGTGGCAAGAAGAACTCTTGAAGGGTGATATACATTGGAAGAACTGCCAAGCTTTTGGGCTTGTTCCTAAAGGCACAGTGAAGGATGATGGTAATAGTGAGCACAAGAAGTTTCGTAATCAAACAAAGACTATGACATACGCAATGTTGT